CTTTTTTAGATTTTCACAAATCTGGCACAATGGCTCATTTAGCTGTTTTACTTATTTCTGAAGTTGGAACTGCAGCTTGTGATAGTTACCTTTTAGGACATAACCACCTGGTCGATGATTCAAAAGACAAACTGAGGTTTCACAGACAAAAAACAAAGGTTATGTGCAATCAAAGAATGTCATCTAAGTTAGTGCAAGAAATTCAAAAAACATCCTCTGGCAAAACATTTATACATCAAAAAAATGGTAATAAATTTGCATCTTCAAAGTCTTTTTCAAACATATTTAAAGCGTGGGTGTTGAAAGCAGGTTTGGCAGATGACTTAACTATTCATGGGTTAAGACGTTATGCGGCTGTAACAGCGGCTAAAGCTGGTGCAACGGAATACGAGCTGATGCAAATGTTTGGATGGTCAACAACCACAGAACCTTTAAAATATATTGAAGAGGCAAAAAGTTTAGGGTTTTTAGGCTCAGATAAAATTTTACAACTTAAACAGCAAAAGGAGGATGATTTTCAAGAAAATAACAGACTCGAGTACAAAGAAATCAGAAAATTGAGTACAAAAAATAAATCAGGTAGCAATATCAAACACTTAAGTGGAAGTTTGGCGCGCCCCGCAGGACTTACATTAAAAAAATAGAACCTATATAAATCAAATAGTTACAAGGTGTTGTTACCGATTTTTGTACTCAAAATATGGCTAAAATAGCCCTATATGGCTTATCACGAGTACAAAGGATAGAGAAATGAAAGAACAGACACAGATTGTAATGAATGTAAAATATGAGGATGTTTTTGAAACATTAAAAACAATTGAAAGAGTTTTTTCTGGCCAAATTTCAACCCCAATTGTAAATACGAAAAACAGAGGTTTTGAGCTTCAAGTGAGTTCAAATGATAATGTTCAAAGGAGCTTAAAATGATAATCGGTAAGCTCTCAGATGATAGAATCGCCTCTGGTAGCCAGATTGCCGCTATTATGGGTGAAAACCCTTGGGAATCCCCAAATGACGTTTTGCGGAGGGCTTGTGAGGCAATTAAACTAGATGTTGCCCACCTTCCCTCTGTGGACATTGGGGAAAAGGGGTTGTGGGGTAGCTTGGATGAAAACACAACTGCAATTGAAACAGCTAAACGTTTAAAGCTGAAAGTAAACACGGAAATTACAGAAGTTGTTGCTCACCCTAGCCTCCCACTGCAATGTTCAAACGATGCTGAATTAGAAGGTGATGGATCTGCAATTGAGCATAATCCTGATGCTGGAATCTACACGTTTGATGAAAAGCCAGTTCTTGCAGATGGTGTTGGTGTGCTTGAAGTGAAAAACATGGAAGGTGCATATCAAGACTGGTCACCATCGCATAAAGGTGATTTACAAGTTGAGGCACAAAAAATGTGCTTGGGAGCTAAATGGGGAGCTGTTGCAATTCGATTCAATGGCAATCACCTACGAATTTATGTCAGTCCAATTCGAGAATATTTGGTAAGTGCAATTACAAATGCAGTAATTGATTTTGACAAAAGGTTAAATGTTTTCAAAGCAGATGGTGTAATCGATTGGTTTGAAGCTCAATCTGACAAGGATGCAAATCAAACGTATGCAAAAACTGATGATGATAAAACTCCAATTCAACTTACAAAAGAAATAGCTGAAAGAGTTTTAGACCTTGATGAAACAAAAGCCTGTATTGCACAGTTGAAAAAAAATGTGGAACTATTGCAAAAGGAAATAAAAGATTTTATGGGATGTCACGAAAATGCAGTTGGTGAGTTTGAAAACCAGCTTGTTCAAGTAAAATGGGGAATGACAAAAGGCCGTGAAGCTAAATTTGTTGAGGCTCTTGAACCTAAACGCTCAAGTGCTTTGAAAGTTAAGATTGAGTCAACAAATCCTCTTGAGTAAATCTTGAATATCTATTTGGCGTTTTTTCAATAAGGCTTTCAGCTCTCCCTCAAGGTCAGGAATATTGCGACTGCCATCAGCCCACCGTTCAACTGCCCTGACGCTACAATCAAGTTCTTGTGCTAATTGTGAGTGAAATCGCACTCCAAATAGAGCACGACCACACTCAACAAATAGTTCTTTGTTCACGCTACTTTTTCCTTTTTTAACCTAGCCATTTTTACATCTTCAAGCCTATCTAAAACAATCTTTTGCAATTTAATATTTTGCATATCTTTTTGTAATTCGATAATAGCTTCATCATAATTTTTTTCTGCTGTTTCTAAATTCATTTTCAGTCTCCTTACCTTTTTAAATGGTCAAAACCATTTGTTTTGAAATTTTTATTTACGCATCTATTCTTTTTTCAATCTCTTTCAGAGCATATTTAATTCTTTCAATAGCTGTAGATGGTTCTGGTTGTTCAATTTCAAGTGCATCAATTGCATCTTCAAGTAATTTCACGGCACACTCTTCAATAAAAAAATCAAAATAATATTTTTCTGATTCTTTCTCTTTTAGTTGATTTTTTAATTTGGCAATCTCTAAGCTCATCAAAATACAATTATCAGAATCTATTTTTTGATTTAAAAATTCTACAGTCATTTTCAGTCTCCTTACCTTTTTGTTGGTCAATACCGTTGTTCAGATAATACGACCATATAAAACAACATGCAAGCAAAAAAGTATATGATGCGTAAAAAAAGTTAAATTTATGGGGAAATAAGCTGATTTAGGCTTAAATCAACGTATATTAGTTCGACACCAAGCTCTTTTTGCCTGTTAGAAAGCACTCTGTTTATCCTTTGAGGCACAGATGTTTGTTTGAGAGACCTCATTGTCAGTTTTTTAATCTCAATCAACCTCACCTGATTTTTCGGTGAAATTGCAATGAGGTCGCAAGGTGTATGTGCTTGGTGGCTTGAAAAGACGCAATAACCTTCTTTTGTTAATTCAGCAATTGCTACAGCCTCTGCTAAATCGCCATCAATGTGCTTTTGATTTCTGATTAGCCAGCCTCAATCAATTGAGCCATACGTTTGGCTCTAGCGGGTGTTTGTTTTGCAAATCGAGAATCTAGTAACTCAATAGCGGCTTGGTCAAATGCTTCAGATTCAAGAGCCGCTATCATTCGTTTAAATTTTAACAATGTTGTGAGTCCCAACTGGAAGCACAATTCAACAATAGCCCTTTGCCGATTTGGAGTTAGATCATTAAAAAAAGAAAATGATTTTTGACACTCTTTGATTGATCTATCAATGTCATTTTTTAAAAGATATTCAGCTTCAGTTTCACTAATGCCTAACCCTCTTGGCTCAATCACTCTGCCAATTCCGATTGTCCAAACATGCTCTGAGCATTGATACATATGCTGACGATAGCCCTCTTCTTTTTTCAAAGAAGTCACGCAATCTTCGTATGGAAATAAGATCATCTCCTAACTGATTTTCCCAAATCAATCTCATAATTTTCAAGCAAGGGAACACAAAACAAGTTTCCTAAAACCCAACCTTGTGGTGCAAATCGTGTGAGGTAAATTTCCATGCCTTGCTCTTCTAAAGATTTTTGACAAAGTTTAATGTTTGCAAATGGTGGACTGCTAATTGAGTGAATTGAATTTTTAAACTGACTTTCAGCTGAACCAAACATCAAAACAATTCCAACCCACAGCTCCATGACCATCAGTGTGAACCCCCGTTGATTTTTTCTCGCAAAGCAATAAACCTTTCATCCAACCTATCTCTATGACGTTCTAATTTGGAAGTGATGTTTCTTTCATTAGCTTCTAATTTCTGATTGACAGACTCGTGTGCTGACCACAGCTGTGTGATGTTTCTTTCTGACTGCTCCATTTTTGCTACCAGAGTGACTGTGTGACTAGATTGCTTTTCCAGATTTTGAACATCTTTAGCAAGCATGCTTATTGCCTCAGAATGTTGTTGGCTTCTGGCTTGCAATTTTGCATAACCAATAATTGCTGTGATAGCGACTATGCCAAGTGGTATCAGCATTTTTAACAAAGCCATATCCATTATTTGTTAACCTTCTTCACTTTTTCATATGACCTATAAGCTCCAAGTCCTAAAAGCCCCATAAGAATAGGCATCATTGTGGACATATCTAAAGCTGGAAGATCAATCAAATGACCAGTTTGAGCTAAAACAAACTGTGCAATTGGGCAAGCTATGTAAGTCCAAAACAGAGCAAGGACACAACACCACCCTGTGGCTGGTCTCCATGAGGATTGAAACCAATTCCCTTTTGCTTCTTCACGATTAACTGCAATCTGAGCGAGATCGATTTGAGCCAAATGGTCTGTGAGCTTCGCCTCGATCTCGCGTTTAACTTTTTGTTTAGCTTCTTCATCTTCTGGCAAAAAACGACCAATAATATCTGTAACTGTTGGCAGAATTGTTGGAATTAAAGAAGCTAACATTTGTTTTACCTACAATCGCAACGTTTAGGATCATGCTTAACAATTGCCGCACAAGCTAAACCTAGTGATACCCAGAAAAGCCAAGAGATACTAAAAATTGAACCAATGCTAATTGCAACAACAGCAAATGCACCCCAAGAGCTGCTTTCGTAAAATCTATTAACTAACCAATTTCTTGCCTTGTGAACGGGTGTGTGGTGACTCATAAATTACTCCTCTTCTAATTTAGGAAAATTAAATAAAATGCCAGTGCTACTAATTTTTCCATCTTTATCTTGATGATTTTTGACAAAAAGTTTTGTAATTTCATCATGTGTTTTTGCTGAACTTATTGCATTTTCAAAATCATCAGCGGTTGATCTAATCGCATTTCTAAATTTTTGAATGTTTTCAGGAACACTTTTTGCAGATCCAGAGTCTGCGGCACGAATAATAGCCCAATCTGTTTGTCTCAAAAGATTTTCCTGGTGGTTCTTAACTTCATTAATTAAATTCTTTTTAATATTTGATAGTGTTTTTTTCTTTTTTGTAACTACTCCATCATCAACAGAAAAATCATATATTTTACTGTCTGGCTTTTCTTCTTGTTTTACCTCAATTAAACCAAAATGAGCTTTTTCTTCTGCTGACCAAATTTGCCAATTGGGGGGGTGTGTCACACCATCTTCTGAAACCCAGGATTTATTTTCAGGTATAATTTTGTTTTTGTATTTCCACATTTTTATCTCGCTGTTGCATGTTTGATTGAGGCTTCTGCGAATGCATAGTAGATATAGTCAGTTCCACTACTGTTTATTGTTGCATTTGATGTAATAATTTGAAAACCTGAAGCATTGAGATTGACTCCACGACTTGCAACATCGTCAAACTCAGCCGCAGTTGAGTCAAATCGTAAAACTTTACCAGCAGGGTTTGTTGGATTTCGAGCGTTGTCATAAATGACCCAGTCATCTGAACCAAGCTCCTTTATGACTAATAAAGCTGGTTTGAAACCACAAGTCACATATGGTCCATCCAATCCACTTTGTCCGTTGCCTGTGAATTTACCAAAAGCTGAAAATCCAGCAACTGGTGTAAAAATATAAGACATAAATTTATCACCACCGTCCGCAGTATCATCGTCAGAATTTCCCATTGAAAAAACACCAGAACTGCCGCCAGTTGGTTTTGTGTCAGCCCATGTTCCATTCCCGCTCACATCAGTACGGTTTGAGTTAGAGTTCCAATTCATCACATAGTTCTCTGGATTAGAGTTGTCTGTGCCAGAATGATAAATCGCCCAATCTCTTGAATTTGTTGATGTGCTTTTTACAATAATCATTTCAGGAATTGCAGTTAAATTCAAACCATGACCAACCGTTTTGCTGGTTGGCAAAGATGCTGGTTCAGTATATGTGACGACTGAAATACCAGCCGTCTGATTTGCACTTACTGTTGAATCATAATCTGTTGAACCATCAGTGTTTGCACTTGTTGAATTTCCAGCTTTCCACATCCACCCAACAAAAGACTCAGTGTTATCATTATACCCATTTGCACCTGTCCCAAGGCCAAAACCATCTGAATCAAAACTAGTTACACCATCCGATTCAGTTGCAACATCATCAGATGTATTTGGACTCAGTTTTTTTGTTGCTCCATGAACTGCATCAACAAGTTTCATTTCATCAGTAGTTGACCTATTTTTAATCATTACAATGTCAGGTTGAAAACTAACACTTCCTGTTTGGTCTATGTTTCGAGATGAACCATTACCAGTCCATGTGACGCATTGAAAATGTGATTCTGCATTATCAATTGTGTGACCTAAATTTTCACTATTCAAAGCCAAAAAATCAGAAGGTGGCGTATAAGTGAAACTGGTTTGTCCAAAATTAAAATTATTTGCAGTAGTCATGTTTGTGCCACGCCTCCCAATAGCAAAACAATATGTTCCTGCACTGATTGAATAGGCTGGATTTGCACCAGTTGATGGATTTCCAGAGCCTAGCCAAGTGTTGTTGATACCCCACCAAATTTTCAAGTTATCCATATCAACAGCCATTTGAACTGTTTGACCAGCACTTGCACCACTGCCAAGTGTGGCAGGTGTGTCAGAATTAACTTTTCTTGTTGCTGATGTCGAATCTACAATGAAACCATAATCAGTTGAACTTTCACCCAAACCTTCATTGTCATTTTGAGTGTGAGTTTCTGCAATTCCCCAGACAGTTGAAACTGAGCCACCACTAGTACCGGGAGTTCCAGCTAGTGTCCATTCGCAATACCATTTTCCAGAGGAAAAGGGAATTGTTGAACGAATAAAATCAAAATTTGCATTTGATATTGTTACTGCTAAATTCCCATTTTCTAAAGCAATTCCAGAGGATGGTGGGTTGTCAAGGGAATTCCAAACTGTGTGATTATTTGAAGGTGTGTCATTCATTTGGTCACCAGCAACTAAATTATTTGCTGTCCAATTACCACCTGACCCACTGTTTAAGCCAAGATTAGAGCTATCGTCAAATTTTAAATATGTTTCTCCAGCAGTTACTTTTTTAGCTATCCATTGTCCAGAAGTTGAACTTGTTTCACCAAAGTTTCCAACAGCATTTGTTCCATTTTGCAGATGAAGTTCTGCAACATAGCCATCAAAGTTTGTAAAAAGTGATGTATTGCTTAAATTTGTAGTTGTGCAAGAACCAACACTTGAACCATTTACAAAAATACCATTGTTACTTATGTGCAGATGAAGCCAGCCACTTACATCTTGATATTTAGTGCTCGTTGATGTTCCTTCTGCTTCAAGCGTGTCATCAGAATTAAAATGAACTTCACCTCCAGATGAACCTAAAATTAAATTTTCTGATGCTAGTTCACACCTTTTTATCCAAACTGAGAGTGTCCAAGGGGCATTCTGGGTGTATGTTCTTGAAAGACTTGGACTATCACCATCATTAAATCTACAAGACTTTTCTATCTCGAAGGCTTCCTCGCCTCCAAACCACCATGAGCCTAACATTTAGCTGAACGCCAATTGTGGAGTGCCAATCAATATGCGACCAGCCGCATAAACATAATATGGACAAATGTCTACAGCAGAGGCGGCACTGCTCAATGTAATTCCAGAGCCACCTACAGATTCATAATCTGAAGCCAGTGAGCATGTTCGACTTCCTGTCCCGTCTTGTATGAAAACAATTACGCCACTCTGACCAACATTTTCGGTAGTTGGATTTGCAAGTGTAATCGAATGCCCTAATGTGATGACGAATATATTATCATTGTCAAAATTAAGAGTTAAAGATGTTCCAGAAGTTGTTTCAGTATGTATTGCTGGAATAATGACTTTACTAAAGGTTACAGATAAATCTGCTCCAATAGTAATTGCGTTCGCTGTGGCATTGTCTGTAATTCCTGCAGTTTTTGCATATGCTAAATTATTAGATGTATCAATGTTTGCAATGGCTATGTGCTGTGCTCCGTCATAAACTTTTACGACCCAAGGACTTCCAGAATTGTCTATCCAAATTTGTCCAGCCGCCACGCTGGAAGGTGCAGAACTACCTATTGATGTTGTTTGAATTGCTGTCAGTGCATTGTTTAAATCTGCTCTAACAGTCGCACCTGACGCATTTGCTATATTAAAATCATGTTGTGCCATTTAAGCCGCCTTATCGATTGTAACTGTAAGTTGTGTAACTTGTGGTTGATATGCCACATCACTTGAAGTCAAAACTGCTTTAAATTGAAAATATCGACCACTGACAGTTGTGCGGTCAAAACGTGCAAAGTCAGAATAACTTGAATCATCATCTGAATGTTTTTCATAAACCTCGACATTGCCAGAAGCCGCAGACCCATCGTAATCTTCCCAAGTGTCAATGTTTCCAGCTCTTTCATCAAAATTATCAAGCGTGTTCACAATTGTTGCTGCTATTGTTGAGGTTAATCTGACAGTTTGAACACTTCCGATATTTGTAGTTGATGCAAAAGTATAAGTGCCTGTGTCATCCACCCCACCTGCAAGGTCTAAATCATCAATTGCATCAAAATCAGTTATTGAATCAAGTAAACTTTCACCATCAAGTTTCAGAGTATTTGATTCAGCATACGTTCCTGTATGAGTTCCAGCAAAAGCTGTGTGTTCATTCACAGTTGCTACGCCTGTGAACTCAAATTGTGATAAATCACCAGGTGGACTTATGCTTGCTAAAGCACTTAAATTACCAGAGCTGTCTACTGCTTTTAATAAATAAGTTCCTGCCTTGAGTGGCAAGACAACAGAAGTTGCGTTGCCTGATACTGCATCATCTAAGAGAACACTTGCCACCCACGATGCTCCAGAGGTTGCATTTGAATGTCTTACAATAATTCGACCACCAATTTTAACATCTAAGTCAGTTGACCTATCCCATCTTAAAAGAGCCACACCAATCGATGGGATTTCAATTGATAAATTTGTTAGTGCAGATGGTGTAGCTGAAAGTCCAAATAATTCCTGTTGAATCGAAGCACTTTCCCCAACAACACCCAACGTATTTACTGGTCGAACTCTAAAATCATATAGAGCTGGTGCTAAATCAAAAATACTAAAATTTGTTATATCAGGTTTGACATTTCCAGCATGGGTGTAGGTGCTGGCTGTTGTGAGTTTATAATCAATTGTATATGAGTTAACAAATTGATCTGCTGATGCAATCCAACTCAGGTCAGCTCGTGTTTTCACACCAGCACCATCGCGTGTTGAATAAATTGTTTCTGTTACTTCAAGACCTGTAGGAGCTTGGACAAAAAGACCCGAAGGCAATGCTGAAGGCTGACTTGTCGTATATAATGTTTCATCAGTAGTAGGTGTCCAATCATAAACAGCACTTTCTGTTTCACGACATACCAGATCAACACCAAGTCCAATTCCTTCTCCTTCTTCTGTGATAGCAAATGTCCAGTCAATGACTTCAAAAGTTTTTGCAGTAAATCCTAGCCTTTCATTTCTTAATTGAATTGTGTCACCAACTTCAATTTGAAAAGCTGTAAGTTTGCACGGCAAATTTACAGTCATCTGCTGTCTTGCTCTTTTTAATTCTATCGTTGCAATACGTTGAGCCGCAGAATGACTTTGTGTAAATTGTAAATCAATTTGCCTAATAACCCGTTCATTATTATCGTTGATTGTTGATTGCTCGACTGGAGCATAATCTGTTGGCTGATAACTTTCTTGAGGATTGACGAACACACCTCTAATTGCATTCGCAGTCTCACGCCTCGAAACTTTAGGATGAATTTGAATGGGTGCTCTCAAATCATCATTTGTTAAAGTAATGGATGGTGATGAATAAGCCCCTGCAAGGATTTTAAATTTACCTCCCGAATAAACAATACGACCAGCCAAAGAGGTGAGCATTTGTGCTAGAATTTCATTAGGCTTATCTGCTGTATCGACAATCCCATGCAGTTCATAACGGTTTTCAGTTCCACCAGTTTCAAAAAATTGTAATTCACCAACGCGAACAGTTGCTGTAGGACTTGCAATTTCTAATCTGTGATATTTATATCCTGTGCTAATACCCAAATTTCGATTAGTAATTGTTTCAACACCACCCGACTGAGATTGTGTGCTTGTGTGCAAATCAGACCATGATGTGCCATTATTTGAGCCTTGCAATTTAATTGTAAAACTGGCACTTGTGTTTACAAAACCTCTTGACTCTGTCGCTGTGACCTCATAGCCAGTTACAACGCGTGTTCTTCCCCAAGATTTTCCTACAGTTCCTGTGGCTGTGCCACTGCCAACAATTTTGTATGCATAAGGAGCATTTAATTCTTTTCTACCATCAAAAGCCGCACCAACCCCTTCTGCTAAGGTAAAATCGCCACCTCCAACCATATCACCAATTAATGAACCTTCTAGTCTGCCAATACTTCTGTCACTTGCAGAAGTTAAGGTAACATCCTCATCACACTCATTTGCAGATGATGTGACAACTGTATCATCAATCTCTTCACTGTCAGCTCCAAGACCAAAATCTGAATCAGTTAAAAAGTCCCGTATGCACAAAGCTGGATTTGAACTAAAAGCATTAGAGCCATCTCTTGGGTCATAAACTTTTTTTCCTTTAACTAAAAAACTAAAATTTGGGATTCCAGTTGGGAAAAAATTTATATCGTGTTTTAATCGAATATAGGCATATGCAATGCCTTTGAGCTGGTGACTTGAACCCCATATATTTGAATCATTTATCGCAGATACCAGATTTGCATCAGCCGCTTGGTCACTTGCACCTGTATGAGTCGAAACTCGGATATGCTCACCTCGATAACCTCCAACTGCTGTAGATGTAAAATTACCATCTAGCCCAATTTGTAGAGGCTCATTGTTCATGTAAACTTGAACGAAACTATCAATTTCATGGCTGGCTATTACTACAACCATGTGCAAAAACTTATTTGATTCTGTGACATGACAAAAAACTAAACTGCCAGAAACTCTAGTTTCACCATAGACAAGTTTTCTGCTTGAAATAGCTTGTCTAACCATTTCAGTTCGACCAGCAGAAGCAAAATTTGGTAAATTAAAATTTGGAGCTTTAGGTTTTGGTGCAAGTGCACTAGCGGCCATGTTAAGAACGAGGGTTGTTCCAAAACTTGCAAAAGCGGCAGACATCCCTGTTAGTCCAAGAAAACCAACACCTCCAGTTGCTACACCAATTGCCGCCATTGCCGCAGGGAAAAGAGCACCGCCAACTTTACCCATCAGTCAATTCTCCAAAAATAATCACAGCTTTTTGTGTTTTTTTCAGTCCAGCCAACGTCACTAACAAATGCACTTTTTTCACCTAAACAAATTCCAAATGCTCCAAATCTATTTTGATGCTTGCATACAACATCACCTTTTTTTGCAAAATCGACATTTGACCTAGAGAGAGTTCTATCTAGCCATTCGTGAACTGAATTAACTCCATGCTTTGATAGCTGTCGAAATGCACCTGTTTCATTTGAATATTCGTTTCTCCAAGTCGAAGCATAGTCAATGCCTGTCATTTCTTTGACACCATCCATTGCAAAAAGGGCACAATCAAATTGTCCCCATGCGAATTTCTTTTTTTTAGATTTTGTTAAATATTTTTGTAGACGCTTGTCCCAATCAGGTAATCTGCTCATCTTCCCCATGTAATCTCTTTGTCTTGTTGACTTGCTACGTGCTGAAGACCTAAGTCATTGGGGAATGCAGTTTGCTGATCCTGGTCTGTGTAGCGTCTTTCTCTTTGCCTTTCCAAATCAATCAATCGATTTTCTGACAACAGCCTTATTGTTGCAGTTTCACCAGAGTCAGTGATAGTCATTGTGTCCATTCGACCTTTCCACAAGGTAAAAGGGTCAGCAACAAGACCATATGTATCGCTTAATGCACCAAAATAAATTGATGCTTCACGACCTTGATAATGCTCGGTCAACGCAATGCTGATTAAATTACTTGGGATTCCATTAAGGGTCATTCCCACACCATTGGCAGAAATGTCAGTCGTTTCATTGATAGATTCAAAAGTCAAAAGTGTTCCTGTTCCAGTGTAAGTATTGCTGTTGTAAACAAGATCGCCATAGCCTGTCCAAAATCTCAAAAAACCAGTTGAAAAATCAAGATCAACTAAAATAATTGGTTTTACATCACCAGCTAATGTTTCATCTCGCAGAGCTGTTGTGAGGCTTCTGGTCATAAGGCTTCCCTAGCCGCAAAAGTGATTCCATAATGCGGAACGGAATCCAAGTTATAGCCCCAGTCATTTGTTTGTAATCGAAACACACCTTTTGTATTTGCAATTGTGATGGTTGCGTCATCTGCTGGACTCGCACGTAAAGTAGGCCATATGTCAAAAGTTGCATTACCTCCTGAGTCAGAATTTGCATCTTGTAAAATTTTGTAAATATGCTGGCTAGTTCCACTTCCGAGTTGAATCCAATCACCCGCCTTAAGTATGCCTGTCTTGCTTGCAGTCCATCCATCAGTGACCAAACTTGAACCTGTTTGCGATGCACCATTAACAACGGGTGTTCCAGTGCCAACACCTTGAACACTTGTTGAATATGGGTCACCTAACAAAAATGTCCCAAACATCCCTTTGAGTGCTGTCAAAACAGCAACTAATCCTTCTGCATCAGCATGTGTCATAGCTGCATAACTAACTTCAGCTTCCCACCATTGTGCTGGATGTTCATAAACTTGCTGTGCACCAGAAAATGGTGAAGTTGCAGTTGCTGTATTGTTGTGAGCTGTAAATCGAACAGAACTTGGATTGATACTTGGTAAACTTAAAGGATATGTAATAGCCATTTAAAAACCCTCAAGAAAACGCATTTGCAAAAGCTCCACCACGTTGTTTGGCTGTCAACACAGCCTCACGAGTTTGTGCCGCGATTTGTGGAAGCATATTTGTAACTTCAGCTCTTACAGTCGCTTGGACACCCGTTGAAACATTGATTGTTTGATTTACAGTTACACCACCTAGAGCATTGTTTGGGATAATGTTGCCACCTTGTTTTGGCACAAATAGCTCTGCACCCTTTTCACCAACAATGGCTGGTTGCCCTCCAGCAATTGAGCCACCTTTTGCAAAATGTGTAATTCCTGAATTAGGCTTAATAATTTGGTTTGCATCAGCAAAATTAGGTGGAAATAATGCTTGGATGCCTTGTTGAATCAAACCTGTAAAAAATCCACCACCAGAACCAAGACCTGCTTGTGCATTTACAAATTGGATTAAGGCTCTCAACACATCTCTTAATGCGGCTTTAGCGACATCTCTAAAAGACTCAAAATTTGTAACTGCATCAGCTAAACTATTACTTAAAGTATCATCTAAACTCGATGCTAAATCTTCAACACTTTTATTATAGTCATTAGTTTTCTTCTCAACTTCTGTAATTACTGGAGGTAATGCCTCAAATCTATTTTTAAATTTGGTAAGTAATTCATTTGTTTTTTCAACAGGCTCTTTAACATCTGTAATCCAAGTGGTTCCTCTTATTACTGGAGGAAAATTTATGGCTACATCTCCTACAGCTTGTA